AACGCAAAGACAAAAAAACCCGCCCAGTGATGAGCTGGGCGGGGTAGTTTGGGAGAAAGGAAACAATGACACCCACAACATACGATATGAATTTTTGATGCGCAAGGGCTGCATTTGTGTTGCATCACCTTTGGCGCGCGCGTATGCTTTGATGGGAAATGAAAAGGAGACACCACATGACCGGACACCCAATCAGAAACGCAGCGCTTCACGTATTCCAGCGGATTGACGAACACGATGGCGGATCTTGGTTTGTCGCAATGTTCGCGCCGTACAAAGCATACCCAGTTTTCTTTCATGGAAGCACGGAAGACGCCGCAGTCGAATCCGCAGAGGCAATGCGCACGGATGCAATTGATAAGCATGAGGCCGCCTGCATTGCACGCCAAGAGAATTCTGCCCGCGCAAAAGCCGCAGCCGCAGCAAAGAAAGCCGCAAAGGAGACACCACATGAATGACCCACGAATCGAAGCCGCGACGAAAGAAGAATGGGCCGAGCGATGCTTTTGGGCAGAGGCTCAACGTGACGCCCTTGAAGCCAGCAACAAGGCGCTGGTGGAGGCGTTGAGATTGGCTGACGCAGCATTGTCAGGCGCTAATATGAATATTGTGGTTGTAGAGCGTAAGGTTCGCGCCGCCATAGCCGCAGCAAAGGAGACGACATGACAGACGCATACAAAACGATTTGGCTAGACTATGGAAAAGATTGGTTCAATGCCAGATTGACGGGGAACGAAACCTGCGTTGAGTACATCCGCGCCGATCTATCCGCCGACCTTGTACGAGCTGGGTATTTAGCGGGGCTGGAAGCGGCTGCAAACCAATGCGCAAGCATGGCTAATGAAATGGATTGGTGCGATGAAAACGGAGATAGTCCATTTTATCTTGCAAATGATTGCTGTGACGCGGTCCGCGCCATAGCCGCAGCAAAGGAGACGACATGACCCATCTCAGCGAATACCGCCACACCGCCGATCAGAAGACGCAGATAGCCGAATGCGCGGCGTTCTTCACGGCAAACCATGGAATGACCCACGCCAAGGCGGTGACGATCCTGAAATCAAAGGGCTATGCCATTCAGGCAATCAACGCAGCCCTTACCTCAGAAACACCAAAGGAGACGACATGAAGATTTGGTTTGACACAGAGTTCATCGAAGACGGCAAGACAATCGAACTGCTTTCTATCGGCTTGGTGCGTGAAGACGGCGCGACCTATTACGCAGAGCCGATGGAGACCGACAGGACTAAGGCAAGCGATTGGGTGCTGAAAAACGTGCTGCCGCACCTGTCAGGACCGTTGAAGCCACGCGATTCCATCGCTTCGGAGATCGTTGATTTTGCCGAGGCCGATCCTGAGTTCTGGGCGTATTATTGTTCTTATGACTGGGTCGCCCTCTGCCAATTGTTCGGCACGATGATGGATCTGCCAAAAGGCTGGCCGATGTTTTGCCGTGACGTTCAGCAGGTGCGGGTTGATCTGGGCATAGCCGACCTTCCCAAGCAGTTCACCACGGAACACAACGCCCTTTCGGACGCTCTATGGACCAAGCAAGCGCATGACTTTCTGATCGGTGGCGTCCGCGTCCGAGAGGTGGTCAAATAACTAACCCGCAAGCCCACGCCCGCAGGGGCATGTGGGCCACGCACAACAACATCATCCAGATCCAAGACATGATCGACGAACACTTGCTGAACGCATACAAGACGTGCGTTCGGCACAGGAACTACGACAAATCGGAGGAACTTATGAAAGAAATTGAACACCGAAACATTGACGGGAGATTGATTTGACAAAGCGCACCGAAATTCTGACCGAGGCCGACAATCTAATCAACGGCGACCGGCAGAAAGACTACGGCACGCCGCGAGAAAACTTTGGGGCCATTGCCAAAATGTGGTCTGCATATCTTGGCTACGAAGTATCGCCGGCGGATGTTTGTCACCTTATGGCCCTTCTAAAGATCGCTAGGCTGCGTAACGGTCCACATATGGACAGCAGCGTTGACACCTGCGGTTACATGGCGCTGGGCGGGGAGTTGGGGGAGTGAAGGCTTCTAAAGCCCGATCTTAACGCGGCTGACCTCGCCTAAATCATCATCAAAGGTGATCGCCTGCATCTGCGACCGCGCGGTGTAGGCGTTATCCTTTGCATATCGGTCCCGCTTTGTTACCGCCCGAAGTTGCTCCCATTGGACCCCGCCTATGTCGGCAGACTTGAGGTGGTGCAGGTGGCCGGTGTAATAAAACCTGTGCCGCGTCTCTCCCCAAAGCGCTGGAAATTCATCCGCCAGAGCCATAACAAGCCGCTCCGGCTTTGCCTTGTCGCCGTGGTGCGCCGCAATCAGGCATTTGCCATGCTGGTAAACAAAGAACTCTCCTTCATCGCGCTGCACATCAATTCGTGAATGGCTGCGATAACGCTCGGACAGCGAATAAAGCACAATCAAATAAGCGTCGCGGTCGTGGTTGCCGCGCAGGACCGAAACCACAATTTTGCTGTGATGCAGCAATGCAATCTCAACGCACCGCGCAATGCCTTCAATCATCGCAAGGGCTGTTTCTTCGATGGTCGCCAATACGTCCAGCGCGTGCTTGCTGGCGGGCGTCGCGTTTTCGTTGTCGTTGTGATGCAGCATGTCGCCAAGCACCAGCACCACGCCCGTTCCGGATCTCGGCGACCTGCTTACACAGTCCCGCATTCCCCCGACAAGGCGATCCACGGTGCTTTGCAGTGTCTGTGCGTCCGTTCTGAGGCCAGCGTGGATATCTGGCATAGGATACAGCGTCAGCAAGCTAGAAACGGCGTCTGTGGGGGCTTCTATCGGTTCTGGCGGGGGTAGACCGCCAAGCGCCAGTTTGATGCGCTCTGCGCTATCCTCAATCCCGATTGTTTGGGCTTTTGGCATTGAGAATTGAACGCTGGCGTTTTTGGTTTTGAGCCATCCGCCGCGCACCCGTGCCGGATCTTCTATGCCAACTTCGTCAAGAGCGCTTGCAACGCCAGGATCAAGCTCAATTTTCGCTTTCGCCCGATTGTAAGCATCATAAATTGTAGTGTAGTTTTTTCCCAACGCCCGCGCCGCTGCGCGGATTGAGCCATGCGTTTGCACCGCGTCATAGGCTTCTTGCTGGTTTTGCGAGACTTCACGCATCCTGACAGCCTGCGTCTATCGCGCCGATCAGCGCCGCGCCGGTCCGCTGCGATAGCGGGCCGCCATCCGTGTATAAAGCCGCCGCATGATCCGTGCGTAAGGCAGCCGAGCCATCACAGATCGCGCTTGTACTTACCGCGCTCATGCAGCCAGCGCTGAACGTCAGCGTCAGAAAGGCTAGCGGCAGCATCCATGCGCTTGCGCGCTTCGATGTATTCGTTGTGGTCCTGTAATTCATTGGCATCATTCGCGTCCTTTCGACCTTTGGTGTAGAGAAACGCCGCCACAAGCCCAACGAGCGCCGCCACGATACCCGAGAGATAAGCCCTCATGTGGTCCAGCCCTTGCGCCGTGCGATGGCGTAGGCACCCTCTACAGCGGCCCCAACAACAGCGCCAACCGCCAAAGCCAGATCCGGCTCAATCATCGCGGCGTCAGGGGCGGCAAACATGCCATAGGTCACAAGCGCGCTTGCGATGTAGCGCGCGATGATGCGGGATACTGGGCCGATCATGGTTTTTCCCACTTCGCAAAGATCCGAGCCAGCGCGGCCCATATTGTTGGCTTTGGCTTGGGCGATCGCATTGCGTTCAGCTTTAACCGCACCTTTACTCGCAAAAGATCACCAACCGCCTCCGGATGACCCGGGTGCGTCATGCCTGGCAACCACGTCACGTCCCACTTTCCGCGCTGCTTGATCTTGAGCGTGCCTTCGACTTCGGCATGTGTCAAAACCGTATGGGGAAATACTTCGATGCCGTACCGGATACACAAGTCGGCGACAAGATTCACCATCTCGTCAATCTGGGTCTTGGTAATCGGGTATTTGCCAGCGATGAAGGGCCGCTCTGTGGCACCGTGCATCGCGGCAAACGACACACCGATCGAACCGGTGTTCAGGCTGCGTGTGTGGGGGGCGTAGTCAGTCGCCGTGCTTTCGTTGTCTTCGGGCTTATATCGGCCCGCCACGACGTTGCCGTTGCCTTCGACGATGAAATGGTAGTGATGCTTGTCTAGCGCGCTGGCGGTGTTGGTGCCTGCGGTCCAGTGAATGATGATCCGTTTCATTTTTCCCCCTTTGTCATGATGCTGTCTATTCGTCCGTTGATAGTCTGCAACATCTGTAGAATCTGGTCAAGCTGCGCCGCCGTGGCCTCGCGCTCCTCTTTTCGCGCCACATCCCGCGCCATTGCCTCGGCTCGCAGGACCGCAATGTCGGTCGCGTGCAGGCTTTGCGTCTTGTGCAGCATCCACAGCCACACGACCGCCGGGACAATCAGATATTGCATCACCGCATCGACAAGGGGTAGCGTCTCATCCATTTTGTAAAATCCTTACAGCCAAACCCGTGAGGGCGTTACGGGGCTTGTGCCATTGGTTAGGTCAATCGCTTCAGTGACTTCCCTGAAAGTGTCATTGAGCAGGCGGATGTTGATGTGCCACCCGTCTATCGGTGCTTGCTCAGGGTACTCGTTGCCCTCTGCGTCAGTCAGGATGTTGCCTGTGGGCTTGCTTATAATCCCAACAATGTCGATGGCGTAGTCAGCACAACTTAGAAGCATGTACGGATCGCCCACGTTGATAACAGTTTCTTCCCCTGTTTCGTCGTCAACAAGCGTTTCTGTGTCTTGATGATAGAAGGGTGCCAGCACCGTAGGCATATCAGCCTCAGATGCAAGCTTGATGTAGAAGTCTGTCTTG